ACCACTGCAGCCGTGGCGATCGCCGCGGCCTTCACCCTGGGCCCCGTGCTGCTGATCGCATACCAGCAACACCAGAAACGGGAGCGCCGCCGCAAGGTTCGAGGCCGGATGCAGCCACGGCGCCGGCCACCGGTGCGCTATCTCGTCGTGGTTCACCGCAACGAAAGGAGCCGGGACGCATGAACCGGCACCAGCACCAGGCCGAGATGCTGCACCGGTTGAGGATGTCGGCGAGAGAGACAGCCGGCTGCGGTCGCGTCACGATCGCCACCGTGGAGGCCCTGCTGTGGATCGCAGCCGGCGTGGACAACACCAAGGATCTGGGGGTGGCCATGGGCCAACCGGGGCGCCCCCAGGCTGTGGCCAGCACCAATCGAATCCTCTCGGCCCTCAGGGGCCGGGATCGGATGGCGGCCGGGAAATGGGTGCCGGCCCCGTTCCAGCTGGTCCGCACCCGCAAGCACCCGCACCGCCGCGGCTACCTCCTGGCTCTGACCCCGGAAGCCGAAGAGCTTCTGGGGGGGGTAACTCCACCCCTGTAAATCAGGCCTAATCATGCAAGCCAGGACCCTAGTTCTCTCAATCGAAATCGCCACCCGTAAGGGCCCTTTTCACTTTGCTGCATGGCTGCATCGGTCCCGCAGCCGTTCCAGGATCACGCTACAGGGTTGCACTAGTGTTCACTCTAGTGTCTCCGCTAGTCCATGGATCTGGGCAAACTTGAGGCCGCTCTGGCCGCTTTCTCAGTTCTGGAGCCGACCGCGCTCCCGCTCCACCACGTCCAGGTCTTCCTGGTAGTCGCGCAGAAGGAGCCCATCCTCTACGACGACATTGAACGGACCCTGGGTCTATCCAATGCGTCTGTGTCCCGGACTGTGAATGCACTCAGCGACGTTCACAGGACCGGGCGAGAGGGGCTCCGCCTGCTGAAGGTCGAAAAGGACCCCGAGGAAAGGCGCCGTTACCTGTGCTCACTCTCGAGTCGGGGGCGGGCCCTCCTGCGCCAGATCAAGAGCCTCTGAACCACCTACCCACACCACACCATGACCGGAGCAGTTCGACCACGAATCGATGCCAGCGGCCAAAAACGCTGGATCGCGGATGTCACGGTTGACGGCAAACGGCGGCAGGCCTCCGGCCGCACCAAGGCCGAGGCCGAGCGGAAGCGGAAAGAGCTGCGGGACCACCTGATGGCCGAACCCGTGGTGAACGCCGCGGGCTTCACCCTGGCCCAGGCCCGGCAGCTATCGCTTGAGGTTCGCTGGGCTGGGCTGCCCTATGAGCGAACGGCCGCCATCTACAGCGCTGCGGCGGTGCAGTTCTTCGGCTCCTCGACACCGCTCGAATCAATCAACGCCACAGCGGTGGAGCAGTGGAGGGGCAAGCTCAGGAGCCAGGGCAACCGGCCGGCCACCATTAACCGGAAGCTCTCCGCCCTCAAGGCGATGTTCTCTGATGCCCAGCTGCACGGCCGCATCACCACCAGGCCGGCGATGCCCAAGCAGCTGAAGGCCGGCGGAGATAAGGACCGGGTGATGAGCGACCGCGAGCGGGACCAGATGATCGAATACTTCCAGGCGATCGAGGAGCCCGCCGCGGCCCTGGTGCTGGTGTTCCTGCTGGAAACCTGCACCCGCTGGGGAGAGGTCGAGCGGTTGCGCTGGGGGGACCTAGACCTGGATCGAGGCCGCGCCACCTTCTGGAAGACCAAGAACGGCCAGGCCCGCACGGTGCCGCTGACCAGCCGGGCCCTCGATGCGGTGAAGGCCTGCGGCGCGCCGGTGCCGGGCGCCCGGGTGTTCCCCTACAGCTACGACCGCTATCGGGGCCTGTTCGATCGGGCCAAGGAGCACATCGGCCTCGCGCACGACCCGAGCCTCACGATCCACACCACCCGGCACACCTGTGCATCGAAGCTGGCCAGCCGGGGGATCTCGCTGGTGCAGCTGATGACCTTCGGGGGCTGGAGCTCGCTGGCTGCCGTGAAGCGCTACCTGCACCTCTCCACCGATGCCCTCTCGGCATGCGTGGAAGCACTGGAGGCCGGGTGATGAAATCCCCTCTCTCTCCCGCCTCGCAGGCAGTGCTGACAGCACTTACTCAAAATGCATACGGGCTTGACCCCGCCGACATCTCAAACGAGGCCCAGCGCATGGCTTATCACGCTTCCGCCGCTATCCGCGCCGCTGCGGAACAAGTGGTGCCGGAGCAGAAGCCCTGGCATCGCAGAGATGATGCTGGTGCTGCCAAACACGCAGTACGCCTTGAATTTCTCGCCATCGCCGACGAACTGGAGGCAGGGTGATGGAAGACCCAGTATCCATAGCGGCCGATGAAATGGCAACGGCTGTGGCCAGAGCTGAAGAGGCTGCGGTCCGCTCGATCCTTGATTCGTTTCATGGTCCCAATAACTGGACGATGGAAGAGGCATTGACTCATGTTCGAGTCGCACATATGCCTTTGTTTCGAGGCGTTTTTTTTCCATAGTCGCCGCTGGTTCCTCTTCTGGGACGAAATCCCTTTGGCAGAGGTAAGAACCAGCATCAAAACGCACAAAGAGGGGCCGAGCCTCAAAATAGTGGCCACAAATACAATCAAGTCAGCGACTGGGGGAACGATGCCGATGCCCGGCAGGGAGCCAGGGTGATGGCCTGGACCACCTGGCGAAACCACTGCCGCCCGATCATCGCCGAGGTGATCCAGCGGGTCGGCACCGAGGATCCGAAGGCCCTGCGCAAGGCGCTGCTGGAGGCATACCCCTATGGCCAGCGCAGCATGCACCCCTACAAGATATGGCGCGACGAGATCCGGCGCCAACTGAACCCGCCGGCAACCACCTACCGCCGGCCCCGTGTGCCGGCTGTGCCACAGGAGGCCCCGGGCCAGCTCTCGCTGCTGGAGAGCGGATAACCTGCTCCCCGCCGGGTCGGTCCTACCCGTAAGGCTGGACGCGGTGGCCGCTGTTGCGTAGGCGGCGGCCTGAAACCGTATCGGAGGCCCGGTTTCATTCCAGGCAAGGGGGTCGGCTCACATCTGAGCTGACCCCCTTGCTGCTGTTTTGGGTCCGTGCAGATCTGCGCAGACCCCCAGTGCTTGACGCGTTGCGGGCTGGTGTGCTTATGCTGCAGACGTCAGGCAGCGATGCCCGGCGCCCTACAGCAGAAACAACCATGAACGCCTCAGGCCTCAGCGTCCGCACGTGGAATGACGCACCCATCAGCCGCCGCGACAGCGACGGTTACGCCGATGCCACGACCATGTGCCAGGCCAATGGCAAACGGTGGCACAACTACGAACGGCTCGACACCTCCGCCGCTTACCTCCAGGCCCTGGCCGACTCCCTCGGCATCCCCGCCGATCGGCTGGTGCTCACCACCACCACCGGCCCCAACCGTTTCCGTGGCACCTGGATCCATCCACGTCTCGCCGTGGACCTGGCCCGCTGGATCTCACCGCAGTTCGCGGTGTGGATGGATGGCTGGTTCCTCGAAGAGCTGGAGGCCAAAGCCAAGCCCAGCCCGTCGCGGCCCTTCATGGTGCTGCCGGGCGAAGACGTGTCGGAGGTGATCAGCGTTCTCTGCGCCGATCTCAGCAGGGAGTCCGAACGGCTGGCGGCCATGACTGGATGGCCAACGCGGGGATCCCTGGCCACAGCGGCCGAGTGCCTGGCCCTGATCAGGAGGCGAGCGGCCGTGATCCAAAGCCTGCTGTCCATCGTTCAGCCGATGGGCCGAGGTGGCGCCATGCCGTCCGCCGTGGTGGTCCTGCAGACCCCGTAATGTGGATGCGTCCACCCGTTCTCTGGTTGCCGTTTTTTGCTGCCGACTTGCTGCTTTCCCAAGCAGCAGAAGCAGCAGCCGAAAAACCGAGAACCCAGGCCAGGACTAACCGGGGGCATGGCGGAATGGTATACGCAGCGGACTTAAAAACCGCTGCCCACCCTTACGACCCTGCAGAACAGTTCCCGTGACTGGGGCGAGGATAGGGGGACTCACCTCTACAGGGTCCCGGTGGATTTTCTGCCGAACGGCCCTGTTCCTGCAGCATGAATCCGCCAAGCAGCAAATCCACCACGGTGGACAGGGACCTCCAGCAGCGGCTGGAATGGCAGGAAGCCACCAACGCCGAGCAACGAGCGCTGGTGATGCGGCAGGCGCTTCGCCGGTATCGGCGGGAAAGCTGCACCGAATACGGAACCGCCCTGTTTCAGCAGTTCGCTGATCCCGTCAGCCGAGAGATCGAGGCGATTCTTTATCGCTGGGGCGAGAACCCCCAGCTGGGTGGCCCTGGTTATGGGGCTCTGCCGCTGGTGGCCGCCCTCGGCAGCCCGCAACGCATCGCGGCGGTGGCCCTGGTCACGATCCTTGACCGCCTCTCCCACGCCGTCAGCTTCCAGGGGCTCGCCTTGTCCATCGGTGTGGCCGTGGATGCCGAGGTGAAGGCCGGCGAGATTGGCAAGCGATCCCCGGCCAGCCTGGATCGACTGCTTGAGAGGACCACAGCGGAGAAGCGCAAAGCGGTGCTGGCGATCGCCGCCCGGCCGATCGAGGGATCCAACCCGATCTGGACGCGGCTGGAGCGGGCGACGGTGGGCCTGCTGCTGCTCGAGGTGGTGCGACGCGAAACCGGGCTGGTGATTATCGACAAGAGCGACCAGCCCAACCGGCGGGCCCAGTGGCGGGTGCTGCCATCAGCCAAGGCCCTGGACTTCATCCGGCGCCACCCTCCCCGCAGTCTCCGGCCGAACCGGGGGCCGATGGTGATCGAGCCGATCCCCTGGGAGGGGCTGGTAGGCGGTGGCCACCTGGCCAACACCTCCCCGGTGGTGCAGATCCGGGCGGCGCGAGGCCACATGGCCATCAGCTACCTGTCGGGCCGGATCGGTCCGCAGCTGGCAGCCGTCAACGTCCTGCAGCGGCAGCAGCTGGAGGTAGACCCGTGGATGCTGCGGGTGCAGCGGGAGGCGTGGGACCGGAACATCCCCGGCCTGTTTCCGGTCGAGCGGGATCCTGTCCCCGATGCGGGGCCGTTCCCCACCAGCGAACCGCCGGATGTGCAGGATGCCTGGCGGCGCGACCAGGCCCGGCACCACCAGGATCTGAGGGACAACAGCTCCAAGCGGCTGGCGATCGAGCGGGCACTCCAGACAGGTGAGGCGCTGGCTGGCAGGCCGATCTATCAGGCCCATTTCCTCGACTTCCGTGGCCGGGCCTTCACCGCAAACCGGGGTCTCACGCACCAGGGCCCCGACCACCAGAAGGCACTGCTGCGGTTTGCCTCAAGCCAAAGCGTTGGAGTCGACGGGTTCGACTGGATCTTGAAGGCTGCCGCGGGGCACTGGGGTCTGACGCGCCACGAATGGAGTGCTCGGCTGGAGTGGGGCTTACAGGAAATTTGGCGGCTGAAAGCAATCGCGGACGATCCAATCGGCAACGCCGACCAATGGCGGCAAGCCAAGCAGCCTTGGCAGTTTCTGCAAATGGCCAAAGCTTGGGCGGAGCCGATCGGCAGGAGCAGCAGACACAAGGTTCCCATCCGCCTGGATCAAACCTGCTCCGGCGCCGGGATTATCGCGACCCTGCTCCGGGATCGAGCGATGGCCGAGCTCTGCAACGTCTGTGGCACCGGGCCGAACGACCTCTATTCCGTCGTGGTGAAGCGACTGCAGCAGCAGCTGGAGATCGATCTGCATTGCGGGGATGCGCGGACCCACCAGCTGGCCGCCGGCTGGCTGGAACTTGGCATCGATCGCAGCTGGGTGAAGGCCGCCGTGATGCACACACCGTTCGGCAGCACCTCCCGCACCGTGGCCGATGGCATCCGGGATCAACTGCAGCAGCGGCTGGGGCCCGTGGATGACTGGGCAGGCCGGATCTACCGGCCCAGCAGCTACCTGGAATCCAGGCTGCGGGTGGTGCTCGGCACCGAAACCGCATCCCTGATGCAGCTCCGCCGCTGGCTCTGCGATGTGGGCCGCGAGGTGGTCGGCCGCCACCAGCAACAGATCAGGTGGACCACGCCGATGGGGTGGCCCATGCAGGTAGGCCGGCCGACACCCAGTAAATCCGTGATCCGCACGCACCTCCTCGGCAAGCTCGCAGCCGTCACCTTCGAGGAGGACCCGCCGGAAGGCGAGCTGAGCGCCCGGCGGACCAACGGCAGCATCACCGCCAACCTGGTGCATTCCTTCGACGCGGCACTGGTGCATGCCGTGGCCTACAGGGCTGGAGAACAAGGTGTGCCGTTGCTGACCAACCACGACTGTTTCGCCACTGATCCGGCCAACGCCAGCTGGTTGCAGAAGACCTTGCTCGACGAGTTTCGGGCCCTCTATGCCACCGACTGGCTGGAGGCCATCGCCGAGGAGATCCGTTGCAACGCAGGGCTTAAGGCGCTGCCGCTGCCGCCACCACGGGGAGCGCTGGAGATCGGCGAGATCGGCAGTAACCCGTATCTGTTCAGCTAGGCACTAGCGCCAGCGCTAGTGGATGCCCTAGTATCCGGGAGCCCTACACCCCTGCAGAGCATGGCATCCGAAACGCTGGTCACTCCGGCCGGCGAGGTCCTGTTTGCAAACGTCCTCAAGCCCAAGCTGATCAAGAACGATTCAGGCGAAAAGATGCAGTACGGAATCGTGCTGCTTCAAGCTGATCCCGATCAAGATTCCGGGGCAAAGGCCTTCATTGGATCTCTTCATCACGCCTTCATGGCCCACTTTGGCGGCAATGCAAAGTACGGGCCGAATGGCAAGCCGTGGAAGCGTGAAACGACCGTTGGCGACAACGGCGTCGAGACTCCTACCGGGCTTTATCGGATTACATTCGCTCGCGATACGAGAACCAGCCGTGGGACCGAGTTACCGCCCCCTATGGTGCAAGACGCCAAGGGGAACCCGTGGCCTGTTGATGTCGCGATCGGCAACGGCTCGGTTTGCAAGATTGCTTATTCCACTTACCTTTGGAACAACGAAAAAGGCGGCAAAGGTGTAACCCTGCAGCTACTTGGCGTGCGCGTTCTCAATCACGTCCCCTACTCCATGCAAGCCGTGGATCCCGGTGTCTTCGGTGCGCCCGAGGAGGGCACGGACGCCACCACCCTGGCCCCTGCTGCCGCGGATCCGTTTGGGTTCGATGCTGCCGAGGGTTTCGCCAGTACTGAAGAGGTGCCCTGGTGAGCCAAGAAATCCAGATCACGCGGTCATTCTCCGCCAAGGTCAACCTAGGCAACTACGAAAACGTGGACATCGGTTGCGCGGCCCAAGCGATTGGGCCCGAAGAACAAATGGCCGAGCAAAGCGCTTTTCTCGGAGACTTCTGCCGCGATCAAGTGCGGAAGGAGGTCGAGGCAATCAAGCGTCGCAAGGGTGGCGGCAATGCCTAAATCATCCGTGGGCAAAACAACCGTCGAAATCAACGGTGTCGATTGCACGGCAGCCTCTGATCAGCTGGCCGCCGAACAGCGGGAGCTGACCAAGGCGCAGGAGCTGACGAGCTACATGCTCAAGGAACACCTGGCCGAAGCGGCAAAGACCAGCATCGCGGGCCGCTTCACCATGGGCCTGTCGCTGACCTTCGACCGGCTGTCCGGCCGGACATCCATCAAGGCCAAGGTGGCCTATTCCCGCAGGTTCACTGACGAGCTGGAGGGCTTTGCCCAGCACCAGCAAGGCGACCTGTTCTACAACCTGGGGGAGGATGGATGAACATCCTGGCGATTGATCCAGGCCCGGTGCAATCGGCCCTTGTGCTGCTTGGCCCTGATCGCAAGATCCTTGACGCCAGCATCGAGAGCAATGAAAAGGTTGCCCATCTCTTGAGGGTCGGCCCCTGCGCCTTCGGCTTTCCCCACGTAGCAATCGAAATGATTGCCTCCTACGGGATGCCCGTGGGGGCCGAAGTTTTCGAGACCTGCTGCTGGATCGGTCGCTTCGAGGAAGCCTATGTCCACAAGGATCTGATGTCCCGCCAATTCCGCAAGGACATCAAGCTGCATTTATGCGGCAGCAACCGGGCCAGGGATTCCAATGTTCGCCAGGCATTGATCGATTACCTCGGCCCACCTGGAACCAAGAAGAACCCCGGCCCAACCTACGGGATCAAAAAGGACATGTGGGCAGCGCTTGCCCTTGCCATTTACGCCCATCACGTTCTCAATCAACCGAAATGACCACCACCGCACCACCCCCCGAAGCCGAGGCCCTGGCCACGGCGCCCAAGGCCATTGTCATCAGCCAGTTCGATGTGCTGATGGGTGACATCAAGGAAGCCAGGGAGAAGGCTGCCGAGGCAGTCTTCGATTACAGCACCAAGGCTGGCAACAAGGAAGCCCGGTCCTATGTGTTTGCCCAGCGCAAGCTCAAGAGCCGGATCGAATCGGCCCGCACCGATGCCAAGTCCTACGCATTGGCCTATGGCCGCAAGGTCGATGAGCAGGCCGGCGAACTCAAGGAGCAGGTGGAGGCGCTGATCAAGCCGCACCAGGATGCGCTTGATGCCATCACCAAGGCCGAGGCCGATCGGGTGCAGCGGCACCGGGATGTGATCAAGGTCATCACGGAAAATGGCCAGGTGCCGTTTGGCGCCAGCGCCGAGGCCCTGGCCACCAGGCTCGAAAGCGCTAAGGCCGCCGACATCGACGGACTGGAGGAGTTCAAGGAGGAGGCTGCCGCTGCCCTGCTGGAAACGATCCGCACCCTCGAAGCCGCCCACGCCAAGGCCCTGGCCGACGAGGCCGCCGCCGCCGAACTGGCCCAGCTGCGCGAGCAGCAGCGGATCCAGCAGGAGCGGGACGCCGAGGACGCGCGGCTCAAGGCACAGCAGGAAGCCATCGCCGAAGCGGCCCGCAAGGCACAGGAGGAGGCCGATGCCGCCGCGCTGCAGGCGATCCAGGAGGCCGAGCAGAAGGCGGCCGATGCCGAGGCAAGGGCCGCAGCGGCGGAGGCCAGGGCCGCCGACTCCGATGCGGTGGTTGCCCTGCTGGAGGGAGAGGCCCTGCTGGCGATTAAGCCGGCGGAGATGCCGGTGGCGATGCCCCCGGAAATCGCCATCACCTACCAGCCCCGCCCCTGCCGAAGCCTCGGGACTGGGCTGACTCGCGACGAGGAAGAGGCCATGGAAACAGGTCGGGCCCAGTGCCTCGAAGAGCTGGAGGCTGCCGTCGGCTCCATCGCAACCGAGGCCGAGGCGACAGCAGCGGTCGCCGACGCAGAGCACAAGCTGCGGCGTGAGTTGGCAGCGAGCCTGGCCAGCATCTGCACGCGCTTGGCTGTCGTCGATGCCCTGATCGCCGGCACCCTGCACCCGGCCATCACGATCGACTGGAGCAAGGTCTGATGAATTGCCCTCACTGCGGCCACTGGGGTAATCGGGTGCTCGAAACCCGCGAGAGCGCGAGCGAAAACGCCGTCCGCCGCCGCCACGCTTGCCGGGGGTGCGGCAAGTCGTTCACCACCGTCCAACGGGTCGAGGTCTACCAGGATGGCGCGTGGCAGCCGGTGGCCCTGGCCGCCGTGCCCGATCCGAAGCCGGTGGCCCCGCCGGCACCGGTCGCACCACGGAGGCGGGCCGCCAGCCCCGCCCCGGATCGGTTGCATCCGATTACTGGCGGCGAGCCCTGGCTCGCGGACATCGAGCGCGATGGCCTGCCGCCGGACCTTCTCGACAAAATGCTGACGTGGTGGAACGAAAGCCGCTGGGGCAAGCACCGGACCCAAGCCGCATGGACTCGAGTGGCATTCACTTTGTCGGCCGGTCGGGTGTGTTTTCTGTGCCAGCAGGGCCAGCACGACACGGCCCGCGCCCTGGTGGAAGCCGGCATCGAGCACGGCTGGCAGGCACTGAAGCCTGAGTACCTGCGCGGCACCACTTCAGCAGCCCCGCCGGCCGCCGCCCCCGCAGGTGACCCGGCCGCCGCGGCTATCCGGGACATGCTGGAGAAGGCTGATGCTGCTTGATCCGGAGGCCTTCACCCGTGGCTGCCGCATGATCGAGCGGCACATCAGGATCCGGGCCGAAGCAGCCTGGAGCACCGAGGACTTCAAGCTGAAGTTCATCAGCTTCAGCAGCGACTTCCCGGAGGTCAGCGCACCGCAGTTCCTCTGGGCCTGCGAGCGCTGGATCCAGGGGGCCACCGGGGAGTTCCTGCGCTTCCCGACGTGGCAGCAGCTCATGGTGCCGCTGTACCGGTGCAGCGGGGGCATGCCGATCCGAGTGTGGGGGTTCAAAGAAGACTTGCCTCGATCGCTCCGGCCAACGCACCAGCAGCTGGCCATGCTGCCGAAGGGATCGGCTTCCCTCCCGCCGGATGGCGCCGAAAACCCCGCCGCCTACAACCTGGTGGTAGGCGCCTGCGATGGGCGGCGATTGCTGCCGGCTGCTGATGCCAGCCGAGGCCTGACGGCGGAGCAGTGGCGCCAGCACCTGCGGGAACAGGCGCAGCTGAGGAAGCAGGCGAAGAGGGGGTCACGTGCTCCCTGAAGAAAGAATGCTGAAACGCCGAATTGTCCTGCAGCGCGGTCTTCTTGCTGGGTATTGGTCGGTCAAAGACTTCAATCACGACCTGCCGCCGAACACCGAGCTTTGCTTGCCCACGTGGGATTTCCTAGACGCTCACCCACGATTCGCCGACATGTTCTTCCGTGATATGGAAGCATTTCACAAACGCACAGCCGCCGATCACGTCGGCTTTGTTTCCACCATTCTTTGAAGCCATGCCTGACACCCACACAATCCTGGATGAACAGATCGGCATGGGCCGCATCATCGTGACCGCCCGCCCTGGGGCCAATCGTTATTGGCTCGTGACCTTTGTTCGCCGCAACAGCAGGGAAACGATTTTGGACGAAATTGCCGCATGGATACCCGATGGCAAATGGGCCGGGACGTATTGGCTTCCGTATCGCTCCCGGTTCGTCCCGCCCGACGTGCTGCAGCGGGTTCAGGACTGGCTGCGGGGCCGCCCGGTGCCGGCGGATGTGACGTTGTGAGCTATCAGGATGATCTTGATCTTGTCCGCTCCTGCATTGATCCCGTAAGCGCTGGCTGCCAATACCCCTGCTACCGGTGGCCAGGGGTGCCAGAGGAGTACGGCATCTATACCAGCAGGTGCCTCAATTCTTGGCCACAGTACAAAGAAAAGGCCCGGCCTCTACTGGAGGCTTTATCCCGATTGGAGCAACGACAACCATGACCGACCAACCCAGGGCCCTGGTGGATGCGGAGCTCTATCTCCGCCGCTGCACCGCCGTGTCCGAATACGAAATCGAGTGGGCGCCAGATGATTGGACCTACGTGTGCCGGCACGGCGAGGCGAAGGCCCGTTTCCAAGACTTCCTGGCATCCGTCCGTGATGCGCTGCCCGACCACCAGCTGCACCTATGCCTTGGCACTGCTGCCAGCTTCCGCTACAGCCTCTTCAGCGCCTACAAGGCGAACCGCAAGGCATCCCGCAAGCCGGCCGGTTACAGCCAGCTGATCCAGTGGGCCATCGCAGCCGGGGAGCTGCGCGGCTGGAACATCGCCATGCTCGCCGAGGTCGAGGCCGACGATGTGATGGGCATTCTCTACCGCCCGGGTGATGTGATCGTCTCGGAGGACAAGGACATGCTGGGGATCCCCGGCCGGCACCTTCGAGGCACCGAGTTCGTGGAGGTTTCCGAGCACCAGGCCGATCTGAATGTGTTCTCGCAGGCGCTGATCGGCGACACCACGGACAACTACCCCGGCTGCCCTGGTATCGGCAAGGTGAAGGCGGAGGTCATCCTGGCCGGGCAGTCCGACGAGGCGGCGATGTGGGCGGCCGTGCTGAAGGCCTTTGAGAAGGCGGGCCTCACCCGACGGGACGCCATCACCCAGGTGCGCCTAGCTCGCATTCTGCGAGCTAGTGAATACGACCCGGACCGGAAGTTGCCGATCCTGTGGAACCCACCTGACGCGGAGGAGCGGTGATGTCCGGCACCATCCGCGCCTACTCATGTCGCCCATTTGGGGCTGAATGGCACCTAGTCGTGTTTGCCGCCACTGCCAATCGTGCCCGCTTGCTGGCTTTCCGCGCAGGGCCGAGCGGTGAAGATGACAACTACATCGATTGGCGCGCCCGCCGACTACCGGAAGCTGACGGCCTCTATGCCAGCGAAGCTGCGTGGGTCCATGCCGACGATGCGCCGGAGTCGGTGCGAAAAAGGGTTGCGGGCCTTTGGTCCGATGACTAACCCCACCTGACGGCACCCCGTAGCATGGGGCAAACTCTGCAGCCGTGTAATGCCGAAGCCCATCAATGCGGAGGAACTGGTCGAGCAGGCTGAAGCGCTGTGGCCCGACATCGCCCCGCACCCAGAGGCCACGGACCGCGAGATCCAGCAGCAGATCGGCGCGGTTCAGGTGGTCCGATGGCTGCGTATCGAGCTGCTGACCAGCGACGCCGATGCGCCCACGGTCTACCCGCCCTCCTTCGATACCGGGAGGGACTGAGCCATGTGCGCGGGCGGCGGGGGATCCCGGTCAACCATCTACGCGCCCGACACCAGGGCTTACGACGCAATGGCGAGCCAGCAGCTCGGCCTGATGCAGCAGGCGCAAAGCTCTGATGTGCTGGCCAAACAGCGCCAGCTGGATGCCCTGGTGCGTGACCGGATCGCACTGCAGACCCAGGAGCAGGCGGTGGCCACGGCCCGCGCCAACAACACGACCGCCCAAGCAGCCAGGCTCGCGGCACTGGTCGGCGCACCGCCACCAGAGAAGCCGGCTGCGGCCCCGGTGATCGGCAGCGACCGCACTGGCGAGAAGCGGCCGACCGGTAAGGCGGCGCTGCGAATCGATCGAGCGGCCGCAACGATTGCCGCCGGCCCTGGCGCCGGACTCAACATCACCACGGGGTACTGATCATGTGTTCAGGGAGAAGGGCGCGGGCACCGCAAATCGTCTACCAGGGCCCCAGCCAGGCCCAGATCGACGCGCAGAGCCAGCAGATGGAAGCGGCCCGGCGGCAGGCGGAGGAGGCCAGCCTGCGGATGCAGTCCCAGCTGGACCAGCAGATCGCCGCTGCCAATGCCGAGAGCGAGCGGTCCCGTGCCTCGCTGGCAGAGCAGACCGCCGCCATGGCCACGGAAGCGGCGGCCGTGGTGGCGCAAGCAGCGCCCTATGCCACCGCCACCACCTACGCGGCGCCCGCCGCTGGGCTCGCCCTGACCACTGATCCAGCCCAGCAGCAGAAGAAGAAGAAGCCGGCGTCCGGGCTCACGATTGCGCCGGCTGGCGCGGCGGCAGCGGCCGGCGCTGGCCTCAACATCGGCACCTGAAATGGACACCACTCAGGGCCCAGCGGAACAGCTCTACGAGAAGCTCCGATCCGATCGTGATCTCTGGTTGTCGCGTGCCCGGCGGTCCTGCCGGCTGACGCTGCCCTGGCTGGTGCCGGCCGCCAATGACCCGGACCAGGGGCAACCCGAGACCTACCCGCTGCCTTGGAATGGCATCGGCCAGGAAGGTCACCAGCACCTCGCCAGCCGCTGGCTGCTGGCGGTAATGCCGGCCTCCGAGTCGTTCTTTAAGTACACGATTGACGAGCGGGAGCGGGCCACTCTGATTAGCGATGCCCGGCAGGCCGGAACGGCCGAGGATGAAATCGCCAGGTCCATGGTGGAGTTCGACCGCAGCCTGCTAGCGATGGAGCAGGCGGTGCTCCGCGAGATCAACAGCACCGCCGATCGCGCCGTGGTGCTGGAGGCGATGGTCCATTTGATCGGCCCCGGCAACGTCGTTCTCTATGACGACGAGGAGGATGGGCTCACCTGTTACCACCTGAACCGCTACTGCATCAGGCGGGATCCGATGGGCCGGCCGCTGGAGCTGGTGATCTGCGAGAGCTTCACCGAGGACAGCCTGCCGAATGCGGTGGCTCAGCACCTGGGCCTCCTCGAGGACGAGGGGAGCGAGGGCTACAGCCCCGATCCGTTAGCCCCCAACAAGGTGCTGGACGAGGAGGAGGTGATCAAGGTTTACACCCACGTGGAATGGGACTACAGGGCGAAGAAGGTCAAATGGTGCCAGGAATGCAAAGGGCAGGAGATCGAGGGGCAAGAGAAGGAAGTCGGCCTTGAGATTTCCCCCTGGATGCCGCTGCGGGCAACGAGGATCGACAGCTGCGACTACGGCCCCGGCTACATCGAAGCCCGGTGCCTGGCCGACCTGCAGACCGCCGAATCCCTGAGCCAGGCGCTCACCGAGGGGGCGATGATCGCCGCTGAATCCAAGTACGTGGTACGCCCTGGCGGGGTCACTTCGATCAAGGACTTGGTGGCCTGCCGCAACGGCGGCTATGTGATCGGCCACCCAGACGATGTGAAGGAGCTGGGATCCGATGGCCGCAGGGGGCAGGGCCTGGTGGTGGCGGAAGCCCGCCTGCAGCGGGTGGAGGCCGCATTGAAGCGGGCTTTCATGATGTCGAACGTCCGAGACTCGGAGCGGACCACCGCCGAGGAAATCCGGATGGTGGCGCAGCAGATGGACGAGGGGCAAGTCGGGATCTACAGCATCCTCACGACTGAGTTCCAGAACCCCTACATCACCCGCAAGCTGCACGTCCTGACCCGCCAGGGAAAGGTCCAGCTGCCCAAGGATCTGGTGAAGCCGGTGGTATCGGTTGGCCTGGCTGCCGTTGGCCGTGGCAACGACCTCGACAAGACGATGCGCTGGATCCAGGGCCTCGATGCACTGGCCAACATCGTGGGTCCCGCGGAGGTTGCCGCCCGCGTCGATGTGAGCGCTGCCATCACCAGGCTCAGTAACGGGCTGGGCCTCGAAGCGATCGACCTGGTGCGCACGGAGGAGAAGGTCAACCAAATCAAGGCGCAGCAGGCGCAGGCGGCGCAGCAGGAACAGCTGATGCGATCCTCCATGGCGGACCCGGCAAAGCTGGCCACCGCTGCGGCCACCGCCCAGCAGATGCAGGGCGAACCGCCGCCCACTCAACAACCCACTGAACCATGAGCACCACCACCGAACAGCTCCTCAGCCTGGTGCGCCCAGGCGAGGAGGGTCGCCTCGTCGCTGCACTGGACGAGCTTGAAGCGGAAGGCAGCCAGCCGTCCGGCGAGGAATGGGATATGTCCCACCCCCTCGATCGGATGCTGGCGGCCGAGGAGCGGGCCGAGCGCAAGCAGGCCACGCCCCCCCGGCGGCCCACTGCCCCCGCGCCAGCCGAGGGCGAGGACGCCGACGACCCGCTGGCCGATCTGCTCAGCCCGGCCGAGGACGACACCACCACCGACGACGACCAGGCCGCCGACGACGACATCCCGGAGGAATACCGGGGCAAGTCGCTCAAGGAGGTCATCGCCCTGGCAGAGGGCAAGGCCAAGGCGCCCGCCACCGGGAACACGCTTCCCCCAGAGGCCTACACCCCCGAGCTGGGCAAGGCGCTGTACGGCGAGGCGCTGACCGGTCTGTTCACCGCCGCCGAGGTGAACCCCCTGCAGCTCGATGCAACCCTGCGTGCCGGGGGCGACGTGAGCGAAGCAGTGGAGTCGCTGGCCACCAAGGCTGGCCTGCCTAGGGCCGTGGTGCAGACCTATCTCGATGGGGTCAAGGCCAGCTCGCCGGCTGCCGCCCCCCAGCTGAGCGCAGAGGATGGCGCGGCGATCCGGCAATCGGTCGGAGGCGATGAGAAGTTCCGGGCGCTGAGCGGCTGGGCCCTTGCCAACCTGAGCGAGGGGGAGCTGGCTGGCTACAACGCAGCCATCGACTCCGGCAACAAGGAGCTGGCCGCCTTCGCGGTGAAGGCGATCCAGGCGCGGGCGGCTGCCGGTAGCAATCCACGGCAGCGCAGCGAGCCGCAGCTGGCCAGGGGCGGACGGAGCCAGGGCACAATGCGCTTCACCTCGATCGAGCAACAGAACGCGGCCGTCGATCGGCGCAACGCCCAGGGCGACCGACTGATGCACGTCGATCCCGCCTATGCCAAGCGCGTCAGGGCGGCCATCGCCAACTCGCCAGATTGGGCATGAAGGTGTAACCTCAGCGCAGCAACTGCTACACCTGTGTAGTGCTGGCCTCCCTGCGGGAGAGGCCCGCACACCGTCCACCGGTCAAGTCAGTTGCTGCAGCTACAGCCTCATTGCATCGTTTGGCCCCTCAAGGGGGGATTGCTAAACACAGGTTGCAAGAAGCCACGGGCAAACAACCCAAACGCTTTTTGCAACCATGGCAGTAAACAATGCCTTGCTGGCCCGGCTTGGCCAGATTCGCGGGGCTGGCGATGTTGAGGCTATTTTCCAGAAACTCGGACAATCCGAGATTCTGAACGCGATGAAACGCGAGTGCGTCTTCACCAGATTCGTGAAGACCCGGAACATCAAGGGAGGCAAGTCGTTTGACTTCCAAGTTACTGGTCGCGCCGCCGCCTCCTACATGACCCCTGGCGTGCCGCTACTGGGTGGCCTGGCCGGCAACTCCCCCAGCGATAGCAACGTCCGGAACATTGCTGTCGATGGTCTCATGGTCGCCGACCAAGTGATCGCCGACCTTGATCAGCTGATGAGCTACGCCGATGTGGCATCCGAGTACTTCGAGCAACTGGGCATCGCCCTGTCCTGGGAGACCGACAGGCGCATCGCTCGCATCCTCTTTGCCGCAGCCAACAGCACCGTCGAGCCCTTGGCCCGAACGATCAACACTGGCCGGACCGGCTTCAAAAGGACCCTGACGGCTGGCTATGCCGCCGCATCAAAGCAGGCCAAAGGCGATGAGCTGGCATCCGCCATCGGTGACGTCAAGGTTGCCATGAGGAAAAAGGACGTACCCACTGCCGGCCTGGTCTGCGTGGTGCCGCCCGATGAATACGATTTCCTCAATGAGGGGACCCGTGTCATCAACACGGACTTCAACGGCGGGCAGAGTAACGGCGCCATCGCCAGTGGCGCGGTTGGCCGGGTGAAAGGAATCCCTATTTACGAATCCAACCACCTGATCCAGCCCGCTTACACGCTGAACCCGCTTGACAAGAACCCTGATTATGCCCAGGACCTGACCAAGTGCCGGGCCTTGATCTTCAACAGGGAAGCCGTGGGCATGCTTACCTTGCGGGCCCCTAGGTTCCAGATGACGACTGCGGACAGCACCTTCAACATCCAATACCAGGCCACCCTTGGCGTGGCCTCGCAGTCGATCGGCATCGGCCGGCTGCGGGATGAATGCGCTGCCTGCATCGTGATCCCCTAAGGTTTGGCCTGACGGAGCGACTTGGCCCTCGGTTTGCCGGGGGCCTTTTTCATGGCAGCCGATAGCATGTGCTCTGCACCGCTGGATCGCTCATGGGCCTGGCCAACCAGTCAGCGACGCCAGGCCGCACCACCCTGCTGGATGCCGTCAACATCCTGCTGGCCGTGATCGGCGAGGCCCCGGTCAACAGCCTCGACGACCCGGTGATGAAGGAATCCAGCATCGCCGAGCGCACCCTGCTGGAGTTCCACAAGCAGGAGCAGACCCGCGGCTGGAGCTGGAACAGCGAGCAGGACTACCCCTTCGCCGTGGCCACGGACGGCACCATCACCGTGCC